ATCTGTCAAACAAATATCAAGATTTACTTTTGTACGCTTGTCTGGTAAATGCATATGGATACTTGAAAGGTCCGCAGGATATGTTACAATACTATCAAGCGCAATATAATGAAGCTTTAGAATCGTACGCTATCGAGCAAATCGGTATCAGACGCAGAGACGAATATCAAGATGGTGAAGTTCGTGCTCAACTAAACGTAAAACCACCATCAAGTAATTAAGGAGATAAAATAATATGGCAAATATAATACCTTTTAGTTTTAGAGGTGCACTCTTTTCTGGACAACACGATTTTCAGAATTCAGGAGGAAACACTTTTAAACTGTCTCTGTATGTTGGAAGTGGAGCTTTTCCATACACAACAGCAAGTACTGTATATTCAGCTACTGACGAAGTAAGTTCAGGTGGAGGTTCTAACTATGCGGTTAAAACTTTAACTAATAATGGAGTGGCTTCAGGTACTGCGGTTGCTTCAGTTGACTTTGCAAACGTAACTTGGTCAAGTGCAACTTTTACTGCAGCTTATGCAGCAATATACAATTCTGATACAGTTGATAGTACAGCAAATAGACTAGTAGTGGTTTTAGATTTTGGTGGAGCAAAGACAGCAACGAATGGTGATTTCACTATTACGTTCCCTGATCCGGCTACACCTGCTAATGCAATTATTAGTATGAGTTAAGGAGAAAATTTATGGCGTTGGTAATAAACGACAGAGTAAAAGTAACGAGCACAACTACTGGTACAGGTGCAATGGCACTTGGAGCAGCAGTAACTGGTTTTGAAACTTTTGCACAAGGAATAGGAAACAGTAACACGACTTACTATTGTATTTTTAATCAAGGTACAAGTGAGTTTGAAGTTGGACTTGGAACATTAGATGGTTCAAGTGCTAATCTAACTAGAACTACAGTTATCTCCAGTTCTAATTCAGATGCAGCTGTTAACTTTTCTGCAGGTACAAAAGATGTATTCTGTACTTTACCAGCAAGTAAATCGGTTTATCTAGATTCAACAGGTACACCAGTAGGAGCAGCAAGTAATGGTTTTGCATTAGCAATGGCCGTTGCATTATAGGAAAAAAATATGGCACAAGATTTTAGAAACGTATTAGTTAGAACAATTGGAACATCAGATACTACACTGTTAGCGGGTGGAAACTACGATGCAGTAATTGGTATTAGATGTTGTAATATTTTAACATCAACTATTGCAATTGATGTTAAAATTGCTAAAGGCGGAGCTGATTACTTCCTTGCAAAAGGGGTAAACATACCACCAAATTCTGCTATTGAATTAATTCAAGGCGGAGCAAAAATTGTTTTAGCTAGTGGTGATACATTAGAAGCAGTCTCTGATACAGCTAGTAGCTTGGACGTGGTTCTTTCGTACATCGATACAATTAGTTCGTAGGAGGAACAATGACGGCAATAGTAAATGGAATCCAATACATTGGAGGTCAAACGGCTCCAAATGAATTTATAAATAATCAAGCGTCAACGATTGACGGAACTCAAACAATAGATAGTGCAGTTCTTGCAGGACCTATTACGATTCCTGCAACAATAACAGTAACGGGGACTTTAGTAATAGTATAATGTCAAAAATAGAAGTAGATGCAATAACACAACAATCCGGCACAACTTTAACAGTTGGTGGTGGAGCTTGTAAAACTGCAACCGTTGATGCAACTACTGTAACTTTAGGTAGATCAGGTGGTACAGTTTCACTAGCAGCAGGTGCTACTCAATCAGGTTTCGGTAGAACAGGTACAGTAGACTGGCAAACAGGTTCAATTAAGACTGCAACTTTTACTGCAACTAGTGGTGAAGGTTATTTTTGTAATACAGCAGGAGGTTCTTTTGAAGTAGATTTACCAGCAGGAAGTGCTGGTGCAATAGTTTCAATACAAGATTATAATAATACATTTGATACAGCTAATTTAACAATTGATCCTAATGGATCAGAAAAAATTAATGGTGGAACAGCAGGAGGAGTGGTTAATTTATCAACTGAAGGTGAAGGAGTAACTTTAGTTTACATAGATTCAACAGTTGGTTGGAGATCAATTCATCAATCAACTTTTGCTGCTACAGGAAGTAATCCAGCGTTTGTTGCTGCATCAGGTGGAAATAGCACAGCTACCTGTGGAGATTTTAAAATACATACATTTACAGGACCAGGAACTTTTACAGTTTCTTGTGGAGGTAATTCTGCAGGATCTAATACTGTTGAATATATTGTAGTTGGTGGTGGTGGAGCAGGTGGTGGAAGATATATTGGAGGAGGAGGTGGAGCAGGTGGTTTTCGATTTGCTTCTTCAACTTTAGCACCAGTGACTTATCCAGCTAAACCTTTAGCAGCACCTGCTAATTTGCCAATATCAGCAGGAGGTTATCCAATTACAATTGGTGGTGGTGGATCAGGAAATAATGGTTCAGGAGCTACAGATTCAACATCTGGCGCCCCTTCAACATTTTCAACAATTGTATCTACAGGTGGTGGTTTTGGAAAACAAGATCAAATAGGTAATGCTCCTCCTTCTCCCAACCCTAGAAGTCCATCAAGTGCTGGTAACGGAGGTTCTGGTGGTGGTGGAAGTAGTGGATGTAATGGATCTTATGGTGGAGGAAATGGAAACACACCTGCCGTTAGTCCATTTCAAGGTAAAGACGGTGGAGATGGAAGACAACATCCAGCAGGTCCTGGAAAAGGAGCTGTTGGAAATTATTGTGCTGGTGGAGCTAATACCGCCGGTGGTGGCGGTGGAGCAATGGATTGTGGAGCTGTTGGAGTATCTCCGCCTTCTCCTCCAAGTGGAGGTAGCGGAGGAAATGGTGGAGTAGGAGCAGGAGTGCCAAATGCTTTTGGAACTTCAGGACAATCTTCTGGTGGATATTATTATTTTTCTGGTGGTGGAGGTGGAAGTAGATATCAACCTGGAACTGTAGGATGTGGTGGATTAGGTGGTGGTGGTACTGCAGTTGTAGATTGTGCAAATGGCGGAGCTGGAACAACAAACACTGGTGGTGGCGGTGGAGGAACAGACTCTAGAAATACTACTAATTATGGCGGAAACGGTGGTTCAGGTATAGTAATAATAAGGTACAAATTTCAATAATTATGACAAGTACAATTAAAGTAAATACAATAACAACAGAATCAGGATCTACATTAACTGTAGGTGAATCTGGTAAAACTGTTGCTTTAGCATCAGGTGCATCTCAAACAGGATTTGGTAGAACAGGTACTGTAGACTGGGATACAACTCCAAAAACAGCAACTTTTACTGCGGTATCCGGAGATGGTTTTTTTGCAAATACAACAGGTAGTGCGTTTAATATGAATTTACCAGCAGGTGTTGCTGGAGCGATAGTATCCGTAGCAGATTATGCAGGAACTTGGCAAACAAATAATTTAACAGTTTTACCAAATGGTTCAGATAAAATTGGTGGAGTGGCTGCTAATGTAGTTTTAAACACACAAGGACAATCTGTAACTTTTATTTTTGTAGATAGCACTCAAGGATGGATTAACGTTCAAGATTCAACTTCTAATGAAAGAGCAAATGAATTTATAATTGCAACAGGTGGTACAATAACAACTTCAGGCAATGACAAAATTCATACATTTACAGGCCCAGGTACTTTTACAGTTTGTACAGCAGCACTTTCTGCAGCAAATAACATAGTTTCATATGCAGTGGTAGCAGGAGGCGGTGGTGGCGGTGGTGGTTATGTAGGTGGAGGAGGAGGAGCAGGTGGTTTTAGAGAATTAAAAAATCCTGTAACACCTTACACAGCTTCACCTTTAGATGGTTATCCAAGCGCTCCAAATAGAGTTACAGTAACAGCAACAGCTTTTCCAATAACAGTTGGTGGTGGTGGATCAGGAAATGCTTCTGCTGGTGCAACTGATGCAACTTCAGGAAATGTTTCAACTTTTTCAACTATAACTTCCGCTGGTGGAGGTTATGGAAAACAAGATCAAGTTAATCCAAATGTTTCACCTCAATCAGGAGGTCCTGGTGGTTCAGGTGGTGGTGCTAATGGTGGAAGCTGTGTTCCCGGTCCAACAGGAGGACAAGTAGGGGGAACAGGTAATACACCTCCCACAACTCCAGCACAAGGGACTAATGGTGGAACTGGTATGACAAATCCTCCTTCTCACGCAGCTGGTGGAGGTGGTGGTGCTACTGTTGCTGGAGGTAATGCTAGTGGTGGTAATGGTGGAGCTGGTGGTACAGAAGCAACAACAAGTATTACAGCAAGTCCCGTTGCCTATTCAGGTGGTGGAGGAGGATCTAGTAGAAATGGAAACAAAGGACCTGGAAGTCCTGGTGGAGCAGGAGGAGCTGGTGGTACTGGACCAGGAGGCACTGGACCTACGACTGCTCTTGCAGGTACGGTAAACAAAGGTGGTGGTGGCGGAGGCACTGATAATGGAGTTGCTAGTGGCGCAGGCGGATCAGGCATAGTAATAATAAGGTACAAGTTTCAATAGGTAAATTATGAGTGAAATAAAAGTAAATAAAATTAGTCCAAGAACAGCGTGTGGTACAACTACATTAGGGGATAGTGGAGATACATTCACAATTCCTGCTGGTGTAACATTAACAAATTCTGGAACAGCAAACGGTTTTGGAGCAGATGGAGCAGTTAACTGGCAAACAGCAATAAAAACATCTACATTTACTGCAGTTAATCAAGAAGGATATTTTTGTGATACAAGTGGTGGTGCTTTTACAGTTAATTTACCTGCAGGTTCAGCGGGTGCAATAGTATCACTTGCAGATTACGCATCAAGTTTTCAAACACATAATTTAACAATTTCAGCTAATGGTACAGAAAAAATTTCTGGTAGCACAATTGATGCTACTTTAGATACAGAAGGACAATCTGTAACTTTAGTTTATGCTGATTCAACAAAAGGTTGGTTAACAGTTGCTGATTCAACTGAAAATGTTAAAGGTAATGAATTCGTTGTAGCAACAGGTGGGACAATAACAGAATCTGGTAATTGTAGAATTCATACATTTACAGGTCCTGGAACTTTTACAGTTAATACAATTGCAGTATGTGCAGCTAATAATATTATGTCACATTTAATTGTTGGAGGAGGTGGTGGAGGTAGTTCAAGAGCTACAAGTAGTAATGCTGCTTCAGGTGGTGGAGCTGGTGGTTATAGAGAAGTAAAAAATCCAGTTACGCCTTATACAGCTAGTCCTTTAGATGGTTATCCAAGTGCTCCAAACAGAGTAACAGTTACAGCACAAGGTTATCCAATAGTAGTAGACGGTGGTGGAGCAGGTGGAACCTGTAATCCAAATGGAGGAGGTACTTGTGGAGGAGTTTCAAGTTTTGGAGGAATAGTATCTGCTGGTGGTGGCGGAGGTGGTGCTGGAAATGGTAATTCAGGTGGATCAGGTGGTGGAGCTGGTGGCGGAGCAACAAGTAGACCAGGTGGGACAGGAAATACTCCCCCAGTCAGTCCAGCACAAGGTTTTAATGGTGGAGGTTCTCCTCCTGCTAATCCAGATCACTCTGCGGGTGGCGGAGGTGGAGCAACCGAAGTAGGGGAAACAGGTGGACCAGGCGGACCTGGTGGAAGTGGAAGAGGTGGAGCAGGTGCAACAACAAGTATTACAGCAAGTCCATTGGCTTATGCTGGTGGTGGCGGTGGAAGTACATCAGGACCTGGAGGTGCAGCAGGTGCAGCAAGTCCTTGTGGAACTGGTGGAAGAGGTGGTCCCCCTGGTCAAGGAGTCGCTGGTACAACAAACCGAGGTGGCGGCGGTGGTGGAAGTAGACCTGGAGATGGTGCAAACGGTGGTTCTGGTATAGTAATAATAAGGTACAAATTTAAATAGTTGTTAAATAGTTGAATGATAATTAAAATTAATATATAAGGAGAATAATTATGGCACATTTTGCAAAATTAGGAGCTAACGGAAAAGTTATTCAAGTATTAACTTTGAATAATTCTGATATGTTAAACGCTGATGGCGTTGAAGATGAATCAGTAGGTCAACAATATTTAGAAACACATAATAATTGGCCTGCACA